CCCAGCGTGGCCGAGCCCATCACCTCGAAATTCGATGGGATGCTGCCGTACACCTTGTAGATGTGGTCCTCCTTGAAGAACACCGGATAGCCGAGGAAACTCACGCACCCTGTGAAGTCGCCCGCGCTGCCCGTGTCCACGGCGTAGCTGTCGGTCTCAAGGCCCTCGAACACGTTCCAGTTGAAGGGATCACCGAGCTTGCTTGCGTAGATCGTGCGCCCGTCGCAGCCCCACAGCCGGTTTTCGTTCTCACACAGGTATTCTAAGTCCGGCACCGTGCGCCGAACCGTCAAGTTTCCCGTCTCCGTGTACTCTGTCGTGCCGTTGTCACCGTCCAGCTTGAAGACGTTTTCATAGAAATACATCTTGTCGCCATCGATCTCGCGGATCACCGGCGTTTTGTTGTTCTCCGCGTGCTTCGTGCAGCCGGAGATCGTCACCGCGTCGCCGGGCTTGAAGTAGTCCGCCCATCTGACATTTGCGCAGCGGATCGTGTTCGCCTCCGCCGCCTCTTCATAGAGCTTGCCGTTCGTGAAGGTCAGGCTATTCCCGCTCCACGTGCTCTCAAGGCTGCCGAACTCGCCCGACGCCGTGTTGTAATACGCCTTGTCCGGCAGGATGATGATGTAGGCGCCGAGTGCCGCAAAGCGCTTCTCGCCCGCCGTCACGTCGCCTTTTTTCACGCCGCCGTAGTAGAAGGCCGTGCCCTCCACCCACGCCAGCGCATCCCACGCGAAAAGTCCGCCCGGATTGACAAGATTCTTGTAAATTTTGCGCTTTGCGCGCGTCGAAAGCACAGGATAATAGTCACTCGTCAGGTTTTGCATGTCCCACAGCCCGCCGTCCCCTGCGCCCAGGTTGTGGTCAAGGCCGTAGAATTGCAGCTGCCCGCGCTTGCCGATGCCGTCGGCATACGGGACCTCAGGCAGTCTCATCTTTCACCGCTCCTCTTGCTTCGTCCGGCGTATCGCCTTTTTCGCCCGCCGGGGCTTCCGTGCCGTCGCAGATCATCGCAATATTGCGAAGCGCCTGCCGCACCGCCGCCACCACGTCCACCGCGTCGCCGCTGACGTTCAGTCTGCTGATGAACTTCATCGCCAGCGCCGCTTCCTGCTTGATCTTATCGTTCATGCTGATTCCTCCAATCGTTTCAGCCGTTCTTCCTGCTCGCGCACCTTCGCCCACAGGACAGGGATAAACTCGCTGTAGCGCAGAAAATAGGTCTCGCTGCCGTCCTTGCGCTTGGCCGCCGCCCAGCCCGCGAATTCCTGCGAGTTAATGCCGCACGCGCGCATGGCGTCCTCGACCTCCTGCGCGATGAATCCCGTGTGGAAGCGTCCGCTCGTGCCGCTGTTCAGCTTGTAGCGCTTCGGTTCCACGAGGTCAAACATGCGCACGTACTTCTCCGGCAGCGCCTCAATGCTGTTCTTGATGTTTCGGTCGGACCCGTTCAGCTCGTTCGTGCTGCAATAGATCGCGCTCCAAACAAAATTTGGTGCGCCAAGATTGTACCGGTTATCTGCATTCGGGGCGAAATCGCCGCGGCAATCAATGAAGTCGTAGTCGAAATTGAGCGCTGATCTTCCGTTATTCCCTGACAGATACAGGTTTCCGCTCGTCGCGTTCAACTCCATGGCCTTGCTCTCGAGCGTCATTTTGTAGTCCGCCGTGCTGGCGTACTCCGTGGAGATATACCCGCAGCGCCGTCCCGCATCATTGCGCACGGTGATCCTATCCCCTTCAATCTCCGTCGCCGTCAGCGTGCCATAGATGTTCACCGCGTCCACGTAGAGGTCGATGGATCCCGTGCTCGCAATCTGTGCACCGTTGTAGTTGAGCTTGAAGATCGTGCCGTTCTCGTCGCTCGTCACGCCCAGCGTGAAGCCCTCGGCGCTCTGGTCAAAGATGCTCTGCGCCTGCGTCGCATCGATCTTGGTGCTCACCGTCGCGCGGATGCCGTTCACGTCGGTCTTGATGTTAGTGATCGCGCCGTCGAGGTTTGAAACACTTACCTGCAAGCCCTTTGCTGTCGCTTGCAGCTGCGTGATGTTTCCCTCGGCGCTGCTCATGCGCGCAGCCAATCCTTCCGCCGTCACGCCGAGCTGCGTGATGCTGCCCTCAGCGTTTTTGATCTCTGCGTAGATTGGCTGCGTGATCGTCTTGACGAATCCGTCCGCCGCCGCCTTGTTCATGTTGGAAAGGTCTAAGTTGTGCAGCGTGTAGCGCAGCTGCTCGACGAGCATGAAGAGGTAGTCCTGCATCGTCTCGACCTTGTCGTTCACGCTCTCTTTCTGCGTGAACGACGGAAAATTCGTGTCGATGTATAGCCAGTTGGAAGGCATACTTCCTCCCCTCCTTTCTCTTCGGGCGGG